CAGCACCTCGGCCGAATGAGCAGCCGCCAGGTCTTGGAGCCCAAAAATGCCGGTGAAACCCTCTCGCTCGTCTTCGACTTCGCGTCCCAGCTCATCGTTGGCGAAACAGTCAGCTCAGCGACAGCTAGCTGCTCTGTCTATTCCGGCACGGACGCCTCGCCGAGCAGCGTCCTCTCCGGCTCCGCGACGGTCAGTGGGACGCAAGTAACCCAGAAGGTGACCGGCGGCACGGCAGGGGTAACCTACGTCATCTCAGTCGCCGCGACCACCTCCGACAGCAACATCATCACCATCCTCGGCTACCTCGTCGTGCTGCCAGCTACCATATGATGCTCGCACTCGGAACAGTCTCACCACTTGGCACGGCGGCTGCACCGGCGAGATTTTCTTTTTGCAGAGCCGCAGTTTCTCAAAACCCGGTTTTGCTTTTCCTCTTGCTCGCTTTTAGCGCGCTGTGCGCGCAATTGGGGGCCTAATGGAAAAGGTCAAACTCAACGCAGATATCATCGAGGCCTTCGCGGGGACTTTTATCTCTCCGCGTTACGATGATGCAAAGCCGACTCCGAAGTTCCATCGGTCTGCGTGGGAACTTTACTCTTCGACGTTTCCGTCGTGCATGGTCGTAGCTCCTCGCGACCATGCGAAATCGACTGGGCTGACTACGGACTACATCCTAGCCGAGTGCCTGTTCCGCACTAGCGATTACGTGATCCTTGTCGGTTCGACGGAGGATGGAGCAGCTGAGCAACTCGGTAACATCACCGAGGAACTTACTGAGAACGAAGACCTGATCAGGGAATTCGGTGTCAAGAAGTTCCTTCGCACAGCCAACACCGATGTGATCTGTGAGATGCAGGATGGCTGGCGTTTCCGCATTATCGCCAAGGGTGCTGAGCAGCGCATTCGTGGTCGCCTTTGGAAAGGCAAGCGTCCTAACCTCCTCGTCTGCGATGACATGGAAGATGACGAACAGGTTGAGAACGCTGATCGTCGCGCTAAGTTCCGCCGTTGGTTCTTCCGCGCGGCAAAGCAAGCGCTGAGCAAGTCTGGCAAGATTCGTGTCCACGGTACGATTCTCCATGAAGACTCTCTCCTTTCCAGGCTGCGCAAAAATGGAACTTGGAAACATCTCTTTTACGCTGCCCATACTAGTTTTGACGATTTCTCTAATATTCTCTGGCCCGAGCGGTGGAGTGAGGAGCAGCTTCGCTCGAGGCGTCAAGAGTTTATTGAGGACGGGGATTCTGCTGGCTATTCCCAAGAATTTCTCAATAACCCTCTTGACCACACTGACGCTTTCTTGAAACAAGCCGACTTCCTCCCGATGAAGGAAGACGACTACGAGGCTGATAAAATTATTTGTGCAGCTGCAGATTTTGCTGTATCTAAGGCGGACAAAGCTAACCGCACTTCTTTCACAATCGGCGGCAAGGATGTACTCAACCTGCTCCATTTCATCGACCAACGTGTAGGTCGCTGGGATCCAGTCGAGTGGATTGACCAGATGTTTTCCATTCAGCAACGCTGGAATCCTGAAGTTTTCTGGGTAGAGGATGGTGTGATCTGGAAATCTGTCAAGTCCATGATCTACCGCGAGATGCAGGTACGGGATATAAGGATAAACTTTGAGGCCATACTTCCTGTCAAGGACAAAGCAACCCGCGGTCGCAGCTACCAGAAGCGTATGCGCGCTGGTCAGTGTCGATTCGACAAAAAAGCTGAGTGGTATCCCGGATTCGAGCAAGAAAACCTCCGATTTACCGGCACTGCTGCGGCCACCCTTGACGACCAATTCGACTCGGCAGCGCTCTTAAGCCGCGGCTTTGAAGATTTCGCTCACGTTGAGCCGGAAGATTTCTTCACTGAAGACGACTGGGAAATGGAAATGGGTTTCAAGCGGCGCGGCCGAGCTGCGCATAATGACGGGCGCTCACAGGTGACTGGATACTAATGCTTACGCTTGAGAACAAGATCACTCTAGACGACGCGACTATCGCTTCGCCGAACCTTACTAAGTTTTTCAGTGATGACGACCTGACTAAACTTGGTACGTTCTGCTGGGAGGGCTACGATCGAGACGAGCATTCTCGTGCGCATTGGCTTAAGCGTAATGAAGCTGGCATGGACTTGGCCCTTCAGATCCAAAAAGAGAAAACTTTCCCGTGGCCGGGTAGTGCTAACGTAGCTTTCCCACTGGTGACGATTGCTGCGATGCAGTTCCACGCTCGCGCCTACCCCGCGATTGTCAACGGGGAAGATCTCGTCAAGTGCACCGTGTTTCCGCCGGACGCTGATGGACAGAAAGCCGCCCGCGCAGACCGCGTCTCTACGCACATGTCGTGGCAGCTGCTGTACGAAGACAAAGCCTGGGAAGAGCAGGAAGATAAGGCGATTCTGAACGTCAGCATCGTCGGGACGAACTTTAAAAAGACCTATTACTCCCCTTCCGCCGGCCATAACGTAAGCGAACTCGTCCTCGCCAAAGACTTGGTGCTCAATTACTGGGCCAAGTCGGTCGAGACCTGCGAGCGGAAGACTCACCGCATTCCTAAGTACCGGAACGAAGTCCATGAGAGTGTTCTGCGCGGCATCTGGCGTGATATTCTCGAGGAAACTTGGTACACTCAGACCCCTGCGCCGAAGCAAACTACGCAGCAGATCGAGCAAGACAAGCGCCAAGGCCTCACGCCTCCGCAGCCGGATCAGATCACTTCGTTGCTCTTCCTTGAGCAGCACGTTAACGTAGATCTGGATCAGGACGGTTACGCGGAGCCCTACATCATCACGTTTGAAGAGAACTCTAAGACCGTCGTTCGCATAGTGACGCGGTTTAACTCTGCCAAAGATATCGAACGTGTTGCTTCCGGCAAGCGCAAAGGGCAGATAATCAAGATTAAAGCCGGAGAATACTTTACGCCGAAGACCTTCATACCCTCACCTGATGGTGGAATCTATGGCATCGGTTTCGGAGTATTCCTTGGCCCCCTTAATGAATCGGTGAACTCGCTGGTCAATATGCTGCTGGACGCTGGCACTATGCAGACGACGGCCGGCGGCTTCCTCGCGCGTGGGGCGAAGATTCGTGGTGGCGTCTATACCATCGCGCCCTTTGAGTGGAAGCGTGTTGACTCCACTGGCGACGATCTGCGTAAGTCCATCTTCCCGCTGCCCGTCAACGCTCCCTCGGATGTGCTGTTCCAGCTGCTCAACCTGCTGATCAACTACACCAGCCGTGTCGCAGGCACTACGGACATAACCGTGGGCGAGAACCCTGGCCAGAATACCCCGGCAGCGACGACCCAGACTATGGTGGAGATGGGCCAGAAAATCTACACCGCAATATTCAAGCGCATCTGGCGTTCGACGAAAGAGGAGTTCCAAAAACTCTATGCCCTCAACTCTGTCTTCCTATCGCTCGACGCTCCGCAGGTTGGAGGAGCGACTCGTATGGATTATCTACTGCCTGACACCAGCATTGCTCCCGTGGCTGATCCTAACGTCACTAGCGATTCTATGCGGATTACTCTGGCCACGACAGTAAAGGCTGCCGCCGCCACGACGCCCGGCTATAACACAGACGAAGTCGAACGCCGTTATCTCAAGGCGCTTCGCGTCGATGCAATCGAGCAAGTCTTCAAGGGTACTGCCGGATCGCCGCCGCCGAAAGATCCGAAACTGGTTATCGCCGAAACGAAGCTTCAGGGTGAGATGCAGATGCAGGCGGCAGAACTTCAAGCACGTGAGCAAGAGTTCATCATGGAACTCATGGAAGACCGTCGAGTTAATAACGCCAAGATTGTCGAGCTGATGGCGAAGGCCGACCAAGCCTCTGCAAACGCACAGAGCGAGCAAGCCTACGCACAAGTCGCCGCGATCAACGCACAGATTTCTATGGCCAAAGAAAGCAATTCCAAGATCAGCTCTCGCATCGACCACTTGATTCGCGTTGCTGAGCTTCGCAGTCAGCACGCTATCGGAATGAAGGCCGCGTCAAAGACTCCGGAGAAAGCAAGTGCTTGAACGTGCGCTGACTGAGGAAGAATTCAATGCTTGGAAACTCCATCCGGGCACTAAGGCGCTCATGCGGATTCTCTCCGCCAAGCGCGAGGAACTTCGTCAGCAGTGGGAAGGTGGCTCCTTCACCGATTATACTAAAGATACTACAGTCCTAGTGAACGTGGGTAACTTGGGCACGTGCAAGGGATACGCCTTTGTCACGGATTTCACCTACGAGCAATATATAGCGGAGATAGAAGATGGAGAACAATTCGGGTCTGGCCCCGCAGGGGGTAGCAGTGCTGATCAAACCGTATGAACCAGAGCGACGAGGCGCGCAAATTGTGATTCCAGAGAACGTCCAAGGCCGCATGGCTATGGTTGATAGTCGCGCGATTGTCGTGGCTATCGGGCCGAGCGCTTGGCATGATGAGCCTACAGCGCGAGCGCAAGTGGGCGACAAGGTTCTGGTTTCCAAGTTTTCGGGCTTCATGGCTAAAGGGCCGAAGGATGGCGAGGTCTACCGTCTGGTAAATGACCGAGATATTTTCTGTTCCATTACGCATGAGGAGCCTGAGCATGTCTGACGAAACCGTTGTGACTAGTACGGCTGAGCCGGATGTGCAAGCTCGTGCAGAGAAAATGGGCTGGATTCCTCCCGCGCGTTTCAAGGGTGACCCCGAGGGCTTCGTCGATGCACAGGATTATCTCGAGCGTGGCGAAACGGTGCTGCCGATTGTCAAGGCACAAAATCGTCGGCTGGAGTCAGAACTCGCGCGGTTGCAGGCCAGCGATGCTGCGACGAAGGCAGCACTGGCTAAGGCTAACGAAGCCATTGAGGAGATGCAAGAACGGCATTCTGTGGAAACGCAGAAGGCTATTGAACGGGCTCGTAAAGAGGTGAAGGAACAGCTGGCTCTCGCGAGTGAAGCGGGAGATCACGCTGGTGTTGCGGAGTTGACGGACAAGCTCACGCAGATGACTGCGGCGGAAAAGGAAGCGAAGGAGGAGAAGAAAGAAGTTGCTGCTGCTCCTGCCGCCTACGTCCCGCCGGCTGAACTCGTTGAGTGGAACGCGGAGAACACCTGGTTCGGCAAGGATCGTCGCAAGACTGCCTTGGCCCTCGGCATCGCGCAAGAACTGCGGGAAGGCGGCGATAAGTCTATCGGTCGGGAATTCTTCGATAAGGTTTCGGCGGAACTGGAAAAGACTCTCGGAGGCCGCGAGGAAGAAGCTACCCCCGCCAGCAAAGTCGAAGGCGCTCGAAACGGAAGCGACGTTGACAATCGTGCGGGTAGCCGCAAGGGATACTCCTCCCTGCCTTCTGATGCCAAAGCCGCCTGCGATGCCGATGCTCGCCAGTTCGTCGGCCCGAACAAGAAGTACAAGACTCAAGCTGAGTGGCGCAGCCGCTACGCTGAACTCTATTTTCAAGGATAATAATCATGGCCCTCAAAGAACTTAATCCGGCATCGGATAACCTGAAAACGGCGGCCGCCGAACGTAAGCGCATTCCGATGAGCGTCCCGGTGCAGAAGCTGGAAGTTCCTGACCTTCCGGGGTACCACTTGCATTGGTTCGTGGGGTCTCCTGAGCGTCTTCAGCGAGCCCACGATGGCGGCTATGAGTTTGTAGATGAACGCGATGTAGTTATGAATAACACCACGCTGGGCGGGACTTCTACCCGTACCGGTAACACTGACATGGGCTCGCGCGTAAGCGTCGTGTCAGGTCAAGAGATAGGTCGTGATGGACAGCCAACTCGGCTGGTGCTTATGAAAATCAGGCAAGAGTGGTATGAGGAAGATCAGAAGCTAGTAGAACAGCGTAACCAACAAGTAGTTGACACGCTTCTCGGCGGGATGCAGACGGGTACTGGAGATACGTCGCATCGCTACGTTGATAAGACGCGGACGACTATACCTGACTTTTTCAAACCCAAGCGGCCCCGCGCTGCTTAATACTCTACGGAGGTTTTCATGGCTAACGCCAACCGTCCGTCCGGCTTCACTCCTGTTCAATACCTGAACGGGGCAGCTTGGAACGGACAAGCCCGAACCTACTCGATCGCAGCGAGCTACAGTACAGCGCTGTATATCGGTGATCCGGTTATTTCCAGTGGTACGTCGGACGCCAATGGTGTTCCTGGCATTGCGATCGGTGCAACTACCGGCGCACTGCGAGGCGTCATTGTCGGCCTTGGCAAGTACGAAGGTCTGATGGCTAACCCGAGCAACCTGGATATTACCTATCGTCCGGCCTCTGATCCGGCGGTGTGGTACGCTATGGTTGTAGACGATCCGAATGTGCTCTTTGAGCTTCAGGAAGAGTCCAACGGAACGCAGCTGGCGGCCACTGAGGTGGGTCTCAACACCATCTCGAAGTCGGGCACTGGTAGCGGTTACATCTCGGGCTGGCAACTGCCGAGCACTACCGGCGCGACTGCAGCTACCACGGCGACTCTGCAGCTTCGGCTGTTTGGTCTGTCCCGCAAACCCAACAACGCCTTTGGTGCATATGCCAAGTGGCTTGTTCAGATCAACGTTCACGAGCTTGCGCATGGTACCGGCGCGGCTGGTGTCTAAGGGAGATAGATCATGGCTGGTGGTGTAATCAACACTGGATCACATCCGAAACTGCTCTGGCCCGGAGTCTTTACGACTTGGGGTCAGATGTACGATCAACATACGAAGGAGTATGAGGATCTGTACGATATCAAGTCTTCGGACAAAGCCTACGAGCAGGCTGTGCAAGTCACTCCCTTTGGCCCGGCAGTTGTTAAGGGTCAAGGTGCTCCGGTTACTTACGACAGCGAAATCCAAGGTATCGTTACGACCTACACGCACGTTGCTTATGCGTTGGGTTATATCGTGACCTTTGAAGAGCTGCGTGACAACCAGTACAAGGAAGTCGCAACGCGCCGGGCAGAGTCGAATGCGTTCTCTATGACGCAGACGATCGAGCTGGTTGCCGCGGTTCCTTACAATACTGCGTTTGTCACCACTTCGTTTGTGACGGGTGACGCAGCAGCGCTGATCTCGACCGCGCACGTTAACGCAACTGGCGGCACTTACAGCAACGCGCTGTCGCCGGCGGCCGACCTGTCCGAAGCGTCGCTCGAAGATCTGACCATTCAGATCATGGGCACGCAGAACGACACTGGTCTGCTGATCAACATCATGCCGGAGTCGCTGCACGTTTCGCGTCAGGAATGGTACAACGCCAACCGCATTCTGGGTTCGGTGCTCCAGTCCGACAGCGCGAACAACAACATCAACGTGCTGAAGGCGACGAACGTGTTCCCCAAGGGGATCAAGATGAACCACTATTTCACCAGTGCTCATCCTTGGTTCATTCGGACGAACTGCCCGAACGGCATGACGTTCTTCTGGCGCGACGAGCCGATGTTCGATCAGGACAACGACTTCGACACCAAGAACGCGAAGGCAGCTAGCTACATGCGATTCAGCGTGGGTTGTACCGACCCGCGGGGAATCTTTGGTAGCAATGGCCCGTAAGTAGG